CTTAAATTCACCATAAAGTGGAAGCTAACCCTTATCCACTATAGGGGATAAAAATCGATGGCGTATAATAATTCAATTTAGAAGAAGCTGAAGAAGCTGAATTGTCTGATGGAGAACTAGCACTCCAGTTATAAGCTAAAGAATTATCTCCTCAAAACGATCTTTTGGAAAAAGAATAAATTATTTAAAAAGTTAAAGACGTTTTGAAAAATAAATCCTTAGGTTCCCAAAATCCTAAGGCTTAACCTAAAGCTAGGGGTTAAGTACCTCCTACTCCCGCCAATGTTTTAAAAATCGGATCAAACTTTAAATTCGAAGCTATCAATGGAAAATTTGTTTTAACTTAAGTACCTTTAAATCTTAAGTTTGGTGATTATTTTGAATCTCGAATTCTAGATTGGGTTAATATTCACTTCGGAAGAACTACTTCATCTGGTATTTCAGCCAGAATCCCTAAAGAAGAATTCGAAAACCGAATTAAGATAGCTTACGGTCATGCAGGATTAAGAACTTTTAATGATTTAATCAATTTTACTATACTTTAAGAAATGAATCCTGATGATTACCTTTTTGATGGCGCCTCTAAATATCATAGATGGGCCAGAATCGGCGGACCTTTATTAAAAGGAATATTTGCTAATAGATGTAAGATCTTTCCTTATGATTTAAAATATTTAAGAAATCACGATGTTCCTAAAAGTGTTAATTTATCAACTACACCTCTAGATTCCTACACTAAATTACCAAGAACTTTCGTGAATGATAAAAAGGAAAGAATCCCTGTCCAGCCCTCTAGTATCGTCGCAGTTTTTAATGACTGTGTTTATTATAGAGGAGTTAAAGAATGTATCCATAACTTCGCATTAACTGGCGCTAAAATGGTAGTGGTTAATTTCATTGCTATGCCTTCTATTGATGGATACTATTCTGCTTATGATAATGAAGCAGTAGTTTAAATTACTGGTGGATTATCAGGTAACCCTACCTGCAACATGATTGCAAATGATAACGAGTATTCTTATTAACATCCCGTATTTTAATGGGATTTCCTTGAAGCTTAAACTCGAATCATGGAAACTACTGAAGGGGTTACAATCTGGACAGAAAGAATGAGGGTTAAAGTCGGCGATAATTTAGCAATTGTTTCCTGTTATGTTATGAAGTGGGAGAGATCCACAGAAGGATATATCTAAGTGGGATAAATAACCGAAAATGCTTTTCAAAAGATATATCCAGTTAGAAGAATTTTGGGAAAAACTCATACTATTGAAGATATTATAGAAGGGAAAAGGTCTGTAGACGTGGATCATGTTCTTTTACCAAATGCTCATGTTGATAAAATAAATGAGTTTTTAATAAACACCGATTCTTTCATGAATTAAAGAACTCTATACAGAAGAATGACCGTATCATATTAATTATTCCTGTAATCATAAGGTCAAATAAAGAAAGAAACTTCTTTAAATGAAGTTTAAGAAAAAGTTATGTTTAACTGTTATAGAGTCGCAGTAGAAAAATAAGCTGCATAAATGGGATTATAATAATAAGTTAATGATCCTAGAGGTGATTATGGTGTTTTAGCATTTGGAATGAACTATTTTAAATCAAAGGCCGAGATGTATGAGTCAGCTGGATAAAAACTCAGGGAAAATATTTAATAACGAGGCATTTATAAAACTATGAAATATCCAGTCATAATCGCCGCCATAATTGCTACTTTACTATTCGGATCATCATTACCCCTAATGATCGTCCTCATACTGGGAATCGTAAAGCCATTCTTCCCTGAAGAAAAGGAGATATAACATATTGATACCTATTTAAGTCGATTATTTTATTTAAATAAATATGTAGGGGAAATAGGTAATGGGTCTAAAAATCAAACCAGATTATAAAAATTATCAGGCATTGTTAATAAAATTAAAGAATCGTCAGCTTTAAAAGGATTTAAAATTAATATTGAAAAGCTAACTAAGAAGGTCAAATAATCCTATGCCGCCAAAATGACCCATAAAAGAAAATGTATGATGAAAAATAAAATTAAGAATATAACCAAACACAGCACCTGCGCTTCCACCATCCTTAAAAATTTAGATATCTAGTATACTCCATAATACCCTAGGAAATATTAACCTTTCGAAAGAGTAACTAGAAAGCATAAGAAATAAGACTTATCTTATTTAAGGGCTGTGTCAAAAGAATCCAAGTTCCATTAATTATTTTAATATGCTGACGAAATAGATCATGATCTTTTAGATTAAAACTTGGAAACATTTGAAGCTTAATGGGGACGAAAATAACCACATCAAAATTTATACAGATTTCATGTCCCAGCAGCACGTTTTTATAAAGACTGCTTAATTCCAGGAAAATCACCTGTTACTTTAAAATATGCTGCATAAAATATAGACCATAACCTATATAATAACTTATTAAAATAATGTAACTGTAACCGACCTATTGTCAATGATTATACTAGATCTGGTATTTAATTTGAGGATTAGAAAGGTTTATATAGAAGTGTCGCGCATGAATCATGCATAATTAATTAATATTATACTATATTAGGACGACACGGAGGAGGTAGGTTACATCCCAATCCAGAAATGTTCGATAATTATACACATTTCTTATAAAAATAATTCCTTCCTAAAATTATTAATGGAATTATATATCACGCCTAATTAGATTTTGATACATCATTAGAAGATTATCTTTCTTCTTTTCCTGAAGATAAACGGCGTAGATATTTAGCTGGATTGGAAAATGCTAAAATAACGAAGAAAATCCCTTCGATTTTAGAAGTTATGGTAAAAACAGGTGAAATTACAAATGTGTCATCACCAGAAGATATAGATTAAAGACCCAGAAACTTATTTAATCCATCAACTGAGCTCAAAGTTATTGGGGGTTTCTTTAACTATTTAATCATTAGAGCAACTAAGAAAGTATTACCTGGATTTGTTCATGCTCTAAATACCGGAGATCT